TCAGATTCAAGATTAAAACAAAATATTAAACTTATAGAAAATCCTTTAGAAAAATTAAAACAAATTAATGGTTATACTTTTGATTGGGTAGAAAATAGTGAAATACATAATAATAAAGGACACGATATAGGTGTGATTGCGCAAGAAGTGGAAAAGGTTGTTTCAGAAGCTGCTGTAACTAGAGATAATGGATATAAAGCTGTAAGATATGAAAAACTGGTTCCATTTTTAATTGCCTGCATTAAAGAACAGCAAAAACAAATAGATGAATTAAAAAGTAACAAATAAATATTTAATTTTTAAAAATAATTAAATATATATAATGACAATTCCGTCTGGTGCTGTAAAATGGAGTGATATTTATTCTGTAGTTAATGGAACACTTCATAATGGTTCTACATCCGTTTCAATTAGTCAATTTGTTGGTCAGCAATGGAGCGATAATACTTTTGTTCCTAGTAAAGATGTTTCCATAGGAACTCATTTTAGAGGAAAATCTATGCCTTCCGGTGTTCCGCCGGGTTATCCGCCAGATTCAGTAGAAATAGGGAAGGGGGAAATTATACCAATGAATTCAGAAAATCATAGAAAAAATTTTTATGTGCCAGATAGTTGGGCTAGAAAAAATGAAGGCGATTATTTTATATTTACTGATGCAAATCCTGATTCAAATTATGCTAGTAATTCCGATTTTTATTTAACATTTTATAGTCAAGTTGGATTAACATTTGAAGTGTATTCAGTTATAGATAAAAATATATATTTTGACTTTGAAGATTTTAGTTATAGTTTATATGATAGATTAGGGCTTCAAGCTTCAAATACACCTCTCGAAGAAAATCAAGAGAAAAATTTGTCCAATTATCAAACAGGATCAGCAATCCCCCGAGGAGGTATAGTTCCTTGGTTACAAAAAAGCACTGTTACAACTCCACCGTGGAGTCAATCTTTTCCAGGAGGGAGATATGATCATCGTGACTCTATAAATGGCTGGATGTTTCCTTCTACAAATTACAAGTCTAATTTATTAAATAATAGTCAATATCCTACCCAATTAGGAGTTGGATACAGAGTGATAAGATTTTATTTTAAATCAGATGGTTCTAGTAATAAACGAGGTTGGAGATTTCGTGTAAAACCATATTTACCTGATGACGAAGGTGGTGGTGGAGGAATTGATGATCCGCCGAAATTTCCACCTGGTGAAGAATTGAGATAATTTTTTATTTTAATTATATATATATATGTCTTTTGATTTAGAATCTTGCAAAAAAAAATTTACAGATCTATCAGGTAATATAGTTTTAGCAGAAGTAACAACAGATAGTACAGAAAATTTTAATTTGATCGTAAGAGAACTAAAAGGAACAAAAAACGATTATGATAAAATATACACTGAAGATATATTACCACACTATCCAAATTTGCGCACATACGCTTATGAAAAGGATGAGACGCGAGGTGATTATTTTTCAATCATTTCAAAAAAAAATGAATAATATTCAACTATCTGATAATTGAATTAAATAAGAATTCTAATATTTAATTCATATGAAGCTCGTGATTACTGAACTAGAATCGCCTGAAAAGGGATCTCAATCCATTTGTCTTAATATGATTGTTAAAAATGAGGCACATATTATTGGTAAAACCCTTAAAAATATTTGCGAAAATGTTCCTATAACATATTGGGTAATATCAGATACCGGCTCCACCGACAATACTAAGGAGATCATACAGAAATTTTTTGATGAGAAAAACATAAAGGGAGAGATGTTTGATGACAAATGGGAAGATTTTGGACATAATAGATCAGTAGCTTTAAAACACGCATATAATAAAACGGATTATTTATTGATTTTTGATGCGGATGATTTTTTTCATGGTACATTTAAGTTACCGCCCAAACTAACGAACGACATGTATAGTTTTAAATTTGGCGATCCTGGGAATAATTTTTTATATAATCGTCCTCTTCTTATTAACAATAGAAAACGTTTCGAATTCAAGGGAGTCCTACATGAGTATTTATCACCTATGGAAGGGGCAGATTCACCCGTGCTTATAGATGGTAAATATGGCGTTCAGTCTGGTAAGGAAGGTGATCGTAGTAAAGACCCAGATAAATATAAAAAAGATGCAAAAATACTTTCCATTGCTTTTGAAAAAGAAAAAAATGAATCAATGAAAAATAGATATGCTTTTTATTGTGCGCAAAGTTACAAAGATTGCGGAAATCGTGAAAAAGCCATTGAGTGGTATAAAAAAGTATTAGGGAGAAACAACTGGGCTCAGGAAAAATATTATGCCGCCTTAACTATCGGGCATTTATATAATGCGGAAGGTAATAAAGATAAGGCATTGCATTTTTGGCTCAAAACAATGGACTACGACATGATGCGTATTGAGGGAGTTGTTTGCGCTTGTCAAGAATATCAGACGCGCGGCATGCACAATATGGTTGTGATTTTATATGAAGCGTTTAAATATTATAAGGATAATCTGGGCGAACCCGCGGATAAGTTATTTCTGGATAATAGTAAGTACAATTATGCATTGGAAATTTTGACAACGATATCGGCGGCTTATTCTATCAAGCCAACAGTCGGATATACTCTTATTAGAGATCTAATATTAGGAAATAAACTTCAACCACATATTATGAATTTATGTATAAATAATTTTTTGTTTTATCTGAAATATTTCACTGATGAAAAGAGTTTGTTGTTATTTTATACCATAAATACTTTTCTTGGTAAACAAAAGATGATTGTTCAACAACAAATTCCTGTATGGGATTTCTTATTTAAAAAGGTAGAACCAATTCTTACGAGAAAGAAGAAGGTTAGCATTATTAATAAAGAAAAACCTAACATTATCATTACTTTCACTACTTGTAAACGATTTGATCTCTTTACCAAGACTGTTAATTCATTATTAAATCATTGGGGGGATTATGATAAAATAGATTATTGGTTTTGCGTGGATGATAATTCAAGTGAAGAGGATAGGCAGAAAATGAAAACTGAATATCCTTGGATCGATTATTATATGAAAAGTAAAGAGGAAAAAGGGCATCGCGAGAGTATGAATATTATTTGGAATAAACTGTCAGAATTAAAACCAACATACTGGATACATATGGAAGATGACTTCCTATTTCATGAGCGATTAAATTATATTGAAAAGGGAATCCGAGGATTAACAAAGTTTAAAAATAAATCCGTTAAACAGGTATTATTCAACCGAAATTATGGAGAGACTATTGGTGATTATAAAATTAAAGGACATGACGAACTGGATGAGGAATTTTGTATACATAAACACCATACAAAAGTCAGTCCTTTCCCCAACTGCAATTATTGGCCGCACTTTAGTTTTAGACCATCTATTGTAGATGTTGAAACCGTTCTAAAACTCGGCAATTTTGATAGTGAAAACCAATTCTTTGAGATGGATTATGCTAGAAAATGGACGAAGGGAGGCTATAAATCCGCCTTTTTCAATATGATAACGAATAGGCACACTGGAAAACTTACTTCAGAAAAATCAGGTGATAAAGCCAATGCGTATAAATTAAATGATGAAGAACAATTTAATCGGGCACCCAAAAAAGAATCAAAATCTACAGAGTCAATAGATGGATTTATATTTATACCGGACCTTGATCAGATGGGTAATGATATAGGAAGGTTGGATTCTAATAAACTATCTCGCAAGGAATTGGTACAGCAGGCATCTAAAATGCAGGGATGTATTGCTATAAATACATTGGGATTCGTAAAAAATCGCATTGATAAGCTAGAGCCATCCCCTTATTTCAGAAGTGGAGATGGCATCTATATAAAAGTGCCTGATGAAGAACTTAAAAAGGCGATTGCCGAGGAAGTAGAAATGGATAAAAAGAATGGAATAATTCGGGTCCAAATGTTATCAAATTGGTGGTCATCAGGTGAAAAACTTTGCGAAGAGTGGAGTAATATGTGTGAAAAAGATAATTTATGGAAGAATATAAGAATGGTTAGCAATGATCAGGGTATTGATTATCATGTTATACTCAATAGTCCTCCACATGGAGCGAAATATGATCCAAAGAAAACAATGGTATTTCAAATAGAACCTTGGGTAGAAAATCCAACATATAATTGGGGAGTAAAAACTTGGGGCGAATGGGCAACGCCCGATCCCACTAAATTTTTAGAAGTCAGGGGAAGAAAGACAGAACATCATAATACTGCATTTTGGCAGTTAGAATTGCCCTTACCAGATATCATTAATTTAAAATATGATGATAAAATTCCAACTATAAGCTCAATCTGTAGTTCAAAATACTTTGACGTTGGACATATTCACCGTGTTGATTTTTTGAAATTTTTAGAAGATAAAGGCGATGTTCCTCTAGACATATTTAATAAAGATAATCACCATAAATTTAAGAATTACCGAGGTAAAAAAACACCTTATGTTGACAAGAGTACCGGAATTGTCCCCTATAAGTACTATTTTATGGTAGAGAATAACTATGAAAGGAACTTTATTACAGAAAAGGTATGGGAGCCTATTTTATGCGAAACCTTAGTGTTTTATGCCGGCTGTCCCAATGTAACGGACTATATAGATAAGGATGCATTTGTATTATTAGATATGAATGATTTTGAAAAGTCCTATCAAATAATTAAGACCGCCATTGCTGAGGATTGGTGGTCCAAGCGTATAGATGTAATTCGCAAAATGAAGAAAAAAATTCTAGATCAATTAGGTTTCTTTCCGACTATAAAACAAATTATCGATTCCAGAAGTGCATCAAACAATCGCGAATAATTTTATTATATTATTATAGTATAATATGGCATTTACAAGATTCAATTACGACGAATGCAGGACAGCTAAACTGTTACAGGAGTCAACAGGACCAGGCAGATATATGCTTGATGTTCCAGGGTGGGGTGCCAAACCATGTTTCTTTGATGATCCGCAAATCCGCATGCAAGAGTGGGGGGCTAATTTAAGAAAGGTACCGCAAGGGGCGCCGATTGATATTGACAGTGATCTAATTGGTATTACGCGCCCTTTATCTAGAGATTGTTCTGGCAAAGAATACCCAAATAGTGGTGTTGTCAGATCAAAAAGAGTTTCCTATCCTGTTTGTAAAGACCCGATTACTCATGAATCAAGAGCAACACATCCGGCGTGGATGTATCGGGATCTTCCACAGGATCACAGATATATTCTGTTCTTAAATCCGCAGGAAAATACTTGTATGACATTCCAGAATAATTTAAATACAAGACTTTTAGAAAGAGATCATTTTGTTGCACAAGCTCCTTGTATTCAAAAACAGCGGGGACAACCTATTGGTGTATTCACCGAAAAGAATGCGCCTCTAGCTACATCCAAACGATAAATAGTAATTAGATAAGTATTTACCGTTTAAGAAAATATGTTGTATTATATATAATGGCAGAAATAGCAATACCAGTTGTAGCATTAGGCGCGATGTATGTTCTCTCCAATCGCCAAGATGACAAGAAAGAAGGTTATACTTCGGCTCGGAGTCCGCCCGAACAAGGTCAAATCAAGAATAGTTTGCCAATGGGAAGAATACAGACAGGGGCACCAGTTAATCCTGCAATTAACTACCCTGTTCAAACCTATACCGATGTTGGGCAAAATGTAGCAAGTTATCCGGCTCCAAATGCAGCCAGTGATAGATATTTTAGACAAGACAAATATGAAAAAGATGTTGAAGAGGGAAAAAATCCCAGCAATTCAATGTTATTCAAATCTTTATCGGGAGATATGGTGCAGAAAAAGGATATTAAATTTAACAATATGGTTCCCTTTTTCGGTTCAAAAGTAACTCAGCGTACGACAGGTTATTCCGGAAATGAAAGTATTTTAGATAGTTATACCGGAACTGGATCCCAAGTGATTCATAAAAAGGAACAGGCCCCCCTTTTCGCACCTCAGGCAAATATGAATTATGCCCACGGAGTACCGAATCATAGCGATTTTGTCCAGTCCCGAATGAATCCATCTGCACATATGAACAATGTTAAACCGTGGGACGAAATACATGTAGGACCCGGTTTAAATAAAGGTTTTACTAATAAAGGATCGGATGGGTTTAATGCCGGTATGGAAGCGCGAGATGTATGGGTTGATAAGACTGTCGATCAGCTCCGTGTAGAAACCAATCCAAAATTAACATTTGGTTTAGCAAATCACGAGGGACCTGCCAACTCTTATATTAAGAATAGAGGTGTTCAAGGGAGAGTGGAGAAGAATCGCCCTGATACATTTTATCTGAATACGCCCGATAGATGGTTTACAACAGGAGGTCAGGAGAAAGCTCAGCGGGCTAGAGGGGAGGTAGTACTGCAAGCAGAGTCTCGTCCTTTTACAACGCGCGAATATTTCGGTGCAGCGACTGCCGATCAGAATGGTGCTAGTACAGGTGGGCGGACAGAACAAAACTATAGACGTAGTACACGCCCAGAATTGGCACCCGATTCAAAATATTTGGGACCTGCTCATAATTTAAACTATGCCGATGGTTGGAAAAATCTTGAACAAAACTATGGTAAATCCGGATATAAATCTTACCCAAATGCTAGAACGACCACTAGACCAGATACTGAATTTGGTGTCGTCGGTGGATGGATGAAGGCAGTGGTTGCCCCCGTAATGGACATAATTAGACCTTCAAGAAAAGAAAATGTTATCGGTAATCTCCGCCCAACTGGAAATGTTGGCGGCAACTATGGCGTTGAGCAAGCTAGAGTCTGGAATCCCGCCGATAGAACGAAAACCACAATTCGCGAACAGACTGAAAGAACATATGATATTGCTGGACCATATAAGAAACATGAAGGTGGATATGCTACGGCTCAATATCAACCTATTGAAAATCAGCGTCAAACGACAAATTGTCCTTATATTGGAGGAGGTAGTGGTACTCACAATGGAGCCAGTAATGGTCCCGTGTATAATGCAGCATACAATGCCCATCTCAATCCAAATAAAGAAAAGTTGTTAACGAATCAGATCAATCCTGGTTGCGAACCCTTATTTAATTCCAATCAGAATATACGTGTTACTAAATTTGGATCTACATTGCCCGCACAAGGACCTATTAATATGCCAAAAGAAAGCGGAAATCTCTCCACTTATGGCGAAATGGGAGGCAGAAATACAAGAGGAGCCACCATAGAATGTACTAGGAATGAACCCGGTATGTTAAATGCGTTCAATAATAATCCATTTACTCAACCCTTGAATAGTGTCGCATAATATTATATTAAAAACATCTTTATGAATACCTATAATGGAAGTTCATAAAGATTTGAAAAATAAGATAATGTATTTTATCAAAAATAAAAAAATACCACATATGGTATTCCACGGACCATCCGGTTCTGGCAAACGGACCATATTAGCATTTTTATTAGAAAATATTTACAGAGACGTGACTGACTATAAAAATTATATCATGTATATTAATTGTGCGCATGGTAAAGGTATACGATTTATAAGAGACGAGTTGAAATTTTTTGCGAAGATGAATATACACAATCAAAATGGGGAGCTTTTCAAAAGTATTATTTTATTTAACGCTGATAAATTAACAATGGATGCCCAATCAGCATTGCGACGCTGTATTGAACAGTTCAGTCACACAACACGTTTTTTTATTGTGATTGATCAATATCATAAATTATTAAAGCCCATTGTATCAAGATTTTGCAATATTTATGTACCATTGCCCAAAATTAACGATGTTAAGCAAAGTTTTCACGATTTCACAAAAAAAAAGTTTAACAAAGATAATAGAAAACAAATTACAAAACGTCTAAATTGGCTCCTTAAAAAACTGGATAATGCAAAGAATTATTCAGATGCTGCTACGTTAATTAACTTAGTGGAGTTACTTTATGAAAAAGGTTATTCTGCCCTCGATGTAATGCATGCTATTGAGACATCTGTAAAAATACCCACGACGAAGAAATATGGATTATTAATACATTTTGACAAAATTCGGAGAGAATTTAGAAATGAGAAGCTGTTGATATCATATATTTTAACACTGGCATTTTTGCGTCCGGATTGTAATTTAGAAAATATACAAGAAATGTAAATGGACGACTTTAATACTGCTGTTTTATCGGAGGCGAAGAATGAGTATTCATCGCGGTTGGTTAATATTCTAACACCGCTCATTATACAGGGATTCAAGGCAATTTTTAAAGAGGCATGGGATCTCTGTATTAAGAACGAAGAAGCACCTAAGTACTTGATGACTTTTCAAAATTTCCTTACACGCGTTCCAAAATGGAATCAGGAAATTATTAATGTAGAGACCAAGCGAATTATGGATTCTAGCAAATGTATTTATTTAGAGGATTTGTTAACTTGTGTCCACATTACCCAATTAAAAATATTAACAAGCATTCGTGTATCAAGTCAGCAGAAAAAGATAGACATTGATATACCAAAACTTCCTTCCTATATTCATAAGGTTTATATTTGTGCAGCTAGGAAACTGTATCAAAATGTATATTTATTTGAGGAAGAAATAATGCCATTGGCTAAACAGAAAAATATGCGCGAATGTGAGATTATTGTGAAAGAATCTATTTTGAATGTCATTAGAGAAAACATGCCTATTGAAAAGATTCTCAGAGCTTATATTGATGAGACAGAGGAGGAGGAAATTGTCGAAGAAATTGTTAAAGAACCTGTTGAAGATAAGCCCGAAGAGGGTACAAAAAACGCCGACTCTGCTACCGAAGATACTGCCACCGAAAAATCCCCAACAGTTGAAAAATCAGCCGAAACTCCTGTTGTTACAGTTGAAAAAACTGCCGAAACAACCGCCGCCACCACATCGCCTGTTACAGAAAAACCCGCAACTTTGGATACAGCTGTTTCACCAACAAAGATTAGCGTTGAAACTGCAGAAGCGGCGGCGCCCGCGCTTTCTCCAAAACTTAAATTACCATCGCCAATTAATGCTGCGGAGTTGCCCGCAACTGCCCCTCCTTCACCCCCTTCACCGTCAACCATAACATTTAATGATAATGATAATGTGATAAATTATTCGTCCAAAGACGATCCGACAAAAGTGGGAGAGACTCCTAGTATGCAAGTTTCGGCGCCGAAAACGATTGAGAGACTTGAAAAAATTAGCCACGAAAGACATGAACAACGTAAATTGGACGAAGAGGAAGAGGATGATGATGACGGGGATTCAATCAAGATTTCAACTGAACCGGTAAAACTGGAAGTGGCAGATATCCATGATATTACTGGTGGATTAAAACTTAACTCTCTCCCTGAATTATCCGGCGTTGAAGTTTTAGCATAATGCGGTAAAATTGCAATCTATTTATTTATAGTGATTATAAATGGCGACCGATACACTGATCAAAGGAGTAATAGTAAGCTGTGTATATGCAATTTTTCGTTATATTGAGACACATTTTATAACTAAAGAGCCTATTGCTATTAAAAAAATGGTACAGGATATATTAGTAGTATATATAAGCTTTGTAGGAGGTACTTTTGTATATGAACAGATGGAACCAATGAAGGCTATGGTGCGAGCGCCATCAGTCTTCACATCTGAACCTGATTTTTAAAGATATGATACTGTAATTATCATATATTTACACATATGAAGGTAGATCGTCTATATTAATGACCTTTTTCTTTTTACACTTCTTCCGGTTGGAGACAAATTTTGAAAATACTTGATGGGTAACATACTTATGTGGTTCGTGATTATGAACGGCGCGAGCAATCATTTTATATAGTTTAAAATCAGGATATCTCTCCTCTCCGTCCTTTTTATACAAAATATTCCTGTTCTTATCATCAGTGCACCAAGTTTCGATTAACTTAGCGATAGGATTTGTATCAAAATCATCCTCTAATACATCCATGAAATAATCATATAATGAACAAGCTAGTCTACATAGGTCAAAGCTATAATTAGGATCAAGTCGGGGTTTTCTTGGGTTCATATATGGTTCACAATTATATTGTGTAGCTGCGTCACCCTTAGGATGAAAACTATCACTGAAAATAAGGTTGCCCTTAAATTTGTAAATAGCTCTTCCAAAATCTATTATTTTAAATAATCTACCATAGGTGGGTACTTTATAATAAACCTTGTCGTATTTATAAATAATGTATTGTAAGTCGGTCGGACTATACATGATGTTGTTTGTATGTAAATCATTATGAGTAAATGCGAACATTTTTTGGTAAGCTATTAATGTCATTATAACTTGAAATAAACACGAAGCCCACTCCTCGTTGCTCATATCTTCGTCCAATAAAGAATCTAATGTGGCGTCCATTGATTCTAAACAAATAATTTGAACAGGAAAGTTTGGAATAGTAGCTCTACAGTCAACGGCGGAATCAATACTGCTTAGTTCGCTATCAGTATCCCCGTCTTCGTCCTCTCCATCATCCTCTTCAGAATCTTGATCTAGATTTGTATCCAGCGATGTATGTGATGAGCGGGACGAACACCTAGAATCGTTTGTTTTGTTCGATGTATTTTTGGGATTTTCAGCACAATATTCCGCAACTAATTCTTCTGTTATATGTTCAGTACATTCATTTCCTCCAGAACTAAATACGCCATCAAACATATCATCGTCTATCTTAAGAATATCTGTAGTTTTGACATTATCGCCAATTGCTAACTTTTTTCTATAATTTCTGGTATTTCCTTCAACGAATAAATCTTCGTCGGTAATATGAACATCAAACAACTTATCTCTATTCTCATGAAAATATACACTTTCATTTAAATATTCAATATCATCTAGAATGTCTACATCAAATTTCTTATGTATAGCTAAGAAAGCGCCGAAAAAATCTACTCCATGAATAAAATTATGCGTGTGTAATAAATTACTCGTCAAATAAGTGAAAAATCCATCCACGTAAGCGGAATTATTAGGGTCCATAACTTTGGCATGACAATTATGTGTTTCGGTAGGTAAAACTGGAAGGGCTGTCTTCTGCGTATCTTCCAATTCTCCATATTTACCAATCATATACTTGATTGGATCCAGTAATGGAGAGAATTTAAAAAAGGCTTCAGTCTTTAGTTTTTTGTCCTGTGACTGAATTGTACATGAAAACTTGTTTTTGTTATCTGTTTTGTCAACTGAAGTTATGTTGTAATGTTGATTTAAGTTAATACTTTGATAATTTCCTGGTTGCAAATTGAAGAATTTTCTATATAGTGGTATATAGTTTTGTATATGATCTAGTCCATTTTCTTTAAAAGTGTTAAATAAGACAGAATTATTATTCTTCTGATAATAAATATTAAACATGACAGCTATAAATAAAGATATTTATTAATTTTAAGTTATTTATGCGTATTTTCCTATAATTTAATATACGAAAAATCAGTATAATGAACCTTGAGTTAAAAAAGTTTGACATGAAGAATATTAGCTTTAAACCAAATGAAACACAGGGACCAGTCATTGTATTGATAGGAAGAAGAGATACAGGAAAGAGTTTTTTAGTAAGAGATTTATTATATTATCATCAAGATATTCCTATTGGAACAGTTATATCAGGAACAGAAGCTGGAAATGGCTTTTATTCACGAATGGTTCCTAAATTATTTATTCACGATGAATATAATACAGCAATAATTGAAAATATCCTTAAGAGACAAAAAATGGTTATTAAACAGGTTAAAAAGGAAAAGGATGCATATGGTAGATCAACCATCGATGCGCGAGCATTTGTTATATTAGATGATTGCTTATATGATAATTCGTGGGCAAGAGAAAAATTAATGCGCCTTTTATTCATGAATGGGCGCCATTGGAAAATTATGCTTGTGATTACCATGCAGTATCCTTTGGGTGTACCGCCAAATTTGAGAACTAACATCGATTATACTTTTATTTTAAGAGAGCCCTATATTGCCAATCGTAAGAGGATTTACGAAAATTATGCAGGGATGTTTCCTACATTTGAAAGTTTTTGTCAAGTGATGGATCAATGTACAGAAAATTATGAATGTTTAGTAGTATCAAACAATGCTAAATCAAATAAGCTAGAGGACCAAATTTTTTGGTATAAAGCACAAGCTCATAAAGAGTTTAAACTTGGTAGTAAGGAGTTCTGGGAGATGTCAAAAGATATTGGGAGTGACGATGAAGAAGAAACTTATGACCCAAATGCAGCTAAAAAAGGTCCTAGAATAAATGTCAAGAAAAGTAGATGGTGATTATATTTCAATTAATTTTTTGAATTGTCCGCCACCCAAACCGGCTCTTTCCTCAAATTGCTTTCTTGAGAATGCCTTATAATCAAAGGTGCACTTATGTTCCTCTACCGGAAAATGACGTGAACAAAACATCATATTGCAACGACATTTCTTCGCTTGATCGGTTAGGGATAGTTTCTTTCTACAGCCTTCAAAGCAACAACGAGGTCTTTTTTCTTTCTTTTTCTTCTTCTTCTTTCCTACCTTTGTCGGATTTGACGATGCATCCGCAGTAGTAACTTGAATTGTATTAGTTGTTTCTGGTTCTTTAAGTTTTAAAGGTGTTGGTGGCTCCGTTGGTTTCAAATTTTGGATATCCATGATATATGATATGATAGTATCTTTTTATTTTTTAAGATATTATCATTCAATTTAATCCTTCTTCTCCTCAATGGTAACGTCGGGTTCATTCGCTTTGTCACTTTTCTCTTTATCAGTTGCCCGCGTGCGAATATTGTCTCCTTCGAATAACTCCTTCCTGATATCAGCATTGCTGACCTTGGTATTGTCGGTTAAGCTTTGTTCAACTGTTGAAACGCCAAGACCAACGAGATTGCCCTGAGCATCTACATTTTGTGTTAATTTATTACCACTTTCTTTCGCAAGTTTGACATTTTCTGCAATCGCACTCTTTTTGGCTTCGCTTACACGCTTGTCAAAAGCCTGCCGTGCTTGTTTTTCATTTTTATTCTTTTCATGCATCAACTGATTTAATTCCTCCTCCAAATATTCCACTCGCCCAGTCTTGTATGCCTCGGGTTCCCACGGCATCCACATCCCTACTGGTCCTACATAAACATCGTGTGTGGGGTCAACTTCCCTAAGCATTTTACATCTCAGTTCCGCTTCAGCCTGTGATGGATATGAGCCCCGAATCTTAATCCCGCGCGTGCTAGTTTGGAAATTATGCATCTCATTGAATTGAGCATTTAGGTCATCTTCTTTAGCGTCTAGAAAGTTTTTATAATCGTCGTCAATCGTGGTTTTGACCAGATCTTTTTGTTCACTTTTGGAAAATTCTTGAAAATCCTTCATGACATCATCAAAATTGATATTGTATTTTTGAGTAATAAAATTCAGAAATTGAGTAAACTTTTGCATATTTTGGCTGTAATCCCAATGCTTTAGGAACTCTTCAAACAAGAAATTATTTTTCAGCTTTAGGATTTTTTCTGGGCTCACAAAAGAAACACATACAAATTTCTGCCCTGCCACAGCATTATCCTCATCTAGGAGATCCACATATTTAGGGTTTTTCTCTCCCGACGGCAATGTTTGTCTCTCAAAAGGTTTAGCCATTATACTATCATTATTGCGATAATATTTTAAGTTATTTTAAATCGATATATTTTTTTTTCTACAGAAATAGTATAATATGCTTGGTGAATTAGGTAGCCTTTTAGATTTCGGAGAGCTTATCCGTCGCGTTGTTAAATATTTGGTGGAGGGTATTATGGTCGCCATTGCCGCTTACGCAATCCCTAAGCGGTCACTTAACCTTGATGAAGTCATGCTGATTGCGCTCACCGCGGCAGCAACCTTCTCGATCCTTGATACGTACGTGCCATCCATGGCTGTCGGTGCCCGCTCTGGTGCAGGTTTCGGCATGGGCGCCAACCTTGTCGGTTTCCCACGCATGTAAATAATTAATTAAAACATAATTGTAATTATAATTATGTTTTTTTAGCAGAATTATCTATATGAATAGACTACTATTACAGATAATTTCATATACATTTTTAGCAGTTTTATTATACAATATAGTAATATTTCCAAAAGTGGAAGCATTTGTGTCCAGTCCAAACGTCATATTGATTGGAAATATATTTAGTGATAGAGATCATACAAAATATCTTTCTATAAAAGAACGTCTCATTAAAAATAAGAGTTTGCATACTGGACAGTTAATAACCATTGATGATAATTGTAGTACTCTTGATGATTTCAAGAAAAGTTTAGATACCTTAAAAAGAAGACATCCAGAATTAGATTCCGATAATACATATATTTTTGTCTCCGTCGGATTTCATGATCTCATTAAAAATGTACATAATTGCGAAGAGGCGGTCGAAGTACAGCCTAGGGGGTCCGAAAATGCCGGGCTCGCTAGGAAATTACCGTGCATTACCGAAGGAGAAATATTTAACAAATGGAAAATCCAATTAGATGAGCTTAGAAAACAATTCTCTAAGACCACAATCACTATCATGAGTGCATATTATTTACCCAAAAATAAGGAATTAAACGAATGTGGTATCAAAATAATGCCAACCAAACATATCGCAGATGATATTGATGCTTGGAATGCGGATCTTGCACATTACTGTGTAACCAACAATCTTGGATTTATTGCAATGGATAAAGAATTTAATGTGGAAGATATTATATCCGGTAGCACAGATTTAAACAACAATGCTAAGAAAAAATTAGTATCTATCATTGGTAGAAAAATTCATTAAATAGTCGGTACATATTCCCATCTTAATTCATGGCATATTTTCTTCCAAATTTCATCTTGTTCAATCCGTTTCACCGGATCCTTTAACATAGGAAAGAATGGAAGGAATTGTGTTTCTCCTAATAATTCACAAATTTTGTACAATACATAATAATAATTAAGGAAATTCACACGATCATCTGGACAGTGTTGTGCATATGGTCGCTGTATATCCATAAAAAGACTACAAAGCTTGTCTTCTAACTCTGGACTCATTATTGGCGGTTTAATTCCTAATTTATCTTTTATAAAGGGGATATGTTCATAGTACTTATTATATCCTAATTTTTTTAATATATCCTTTGCTTTCTTATTGGATAAATCTCTTACAGTTATTCGCTCTTTTTTAATTTGTGCTTTGATGTTATTCAATACTTCAGGTGGAATCTGTGTGGTCTCTTTAGCTTGAAATTGTGCTAATATTTCACGAAAATGATTAATTCTTTTATATGCATAGAAACATACTTCTTTAGGTGGTTCTTTATACGACGGTTTTTCATGGGCTACTAAGAATGCATTTCTTATGCCGCATTTATTGCAAATGCGAACACCTTCGTGTTCTACAGATATTAATTCGCCATTGCATATACGACCATTTATTGTTTTATCGCATTTATCATCCACTTTAATATAGTGATTTATATCAATAAATCCTTCATCTACATTTGTTAAGTACTTTTGGATAGAGTTTACACTTTCGGCTTTTTGTTGATTAGATTTTGATTTTTGTTTATTAAAAAAATCATGCAAGATGGTTGTTTTATTTTCATCTTTTGTAAGATCCTTTTTCTTTTCAAAATAATCGAAGACATGTTCGGCGTTATCTAATAAATATTGTTTTTTCTTCTTTTTTAACTTTCTAATTTTTTTATTTATACGATTTAATTCATCTTGTAATTGCAGCCTTTCTTCTAATCCTAATTGTCCTTTCTCTAATTTTGCTTCTATAGATATCTTTTCTGTTTTTAGGGATGGTAAAATCTTATTATCTATATTTTTAAACTCTTTCATTTTTTCATGATGTTTACTGTCAACAGTTACATTAGCTTTTGAGTTACTCAATATTTTCTTGTTAGCCTTAGGTTTAAAAGCAGGCATTTGTTAAATAGAATTAATATATATTTAATTTGTTATTTTCAGTAAAACGTTTTATGTTACAAATAGAGATGGTTTTTCTCTCCAGATAACAATGGATTCCGCATATAAAACTTCTAATATTGATCGCGAAACACTCTGTAAAATGACACTAATATACAATTCTTTAGAAAAAGGGTGGTCTGTAAAAAAACGTGAGAAATCATATATTTTTACAAAAAATCATGAAGGGAGAAAGGAAGTGTTTTCTGAAGACTATCTTAAACGATTCATGAAGGGAGGTTTGGATATTGAAAATTTAATAGTTGAAAAAGGGTCTTAATTAATGGTTTTTTCTCAAAAATAAAATCTTTAGCAATATTATAACTATGGGAGGAGGATTAATGCAGCTTGTTGCCTATGGCGCTCAGGACGTCTATCTTACGGGTAATCCCCAGATTACCTTCTGGAAAGTTACATACCGCAGACACACTAACTTCGCAATGGAATCTATTGAACAGACCTTTAACGGTCAGGCTGACTTCGGTCGCCGTGTGCAGTGCACGATCTCCAGAAATGGTGATTTAGCATACCGCACATACCTTCAGGTTACACTTCCGGAGATTGGGCAGGATTCCTGCTGCAACCCAAAGCCGTGTGACAAGGTTTACGCTCGCTGGCTGGACTACCCCGGTGAGCAACTGATCTCTATGGTTGAGGTTGAGATCGGTGGTCAGCGCATCGACCGCCAGTATGGTGACTGGATGCACATCTGGAACCAGCTTACTCTTACTGCCGAGCAGGAGCGTGGTTACAACAAGATGGTTGGACAGACTACCCAGCTTACTTACTTGATTGACCCGTCTTTTGCCGATGTTGACTCTGCTTGCGCTAACGTGAATGTGCCCGCCGCTGTGTGCGCCCCACGTAACGCTCTTCCAGAGACTACGCTTTACATCCCGCTTCAGTTCTGGTTCTGCCGGAACCCAGGTCTTGCTCTTCCTTTGATCGCCCTTCAGTACCACGAGGTGCGCATCAACCTTGAGCTTCGCCCTTCGGATGAGGTTCTTTTCGCCGTTACTAACCTGACGGAGAACAGCACTGGTGGCTCCAACCCGGACGGTCTTGGAGACGCTGATGTGCCTAACGGTACCTCGGTTAAGGACGCTGTTTCTTACCAGAAATCGCTTGTAGCCGCTTCCTTGTACGTCGATTATGTGTTCCTTGACACGGATGAGCGCAGACGCATGGCTCAGAACCCGCACGAGTACCTTATTGAGCAGCTTCAGTTCACTGGAGATGAGTCGGTTGGTTCCTCGTCCAACAAGATCAAGCTTAACTTCAATCACCCTTGCAAGGAGCTTGTCTTTGTTGTGCAGCCGGACGCCAATGTTGACTACTGCTCTTCGTTCCTTAAGGGCACACCTCTGAACGCCGCTCTTGGTGCTCAGCCTTTCAATTACACTGATGCCCTTGATGCTCTTGTGAACTCCATTGGTGCCTTCTCGGGACCTCTCGGTGTTTACCTTGACAAGAACGGAAACCAGAACGGAAATGGTGCCTTTATTGACCAGAGCACTGGTATGTTCCAGGATCCTGGCGCGGACTCCAACAATGCTGTGGGCATTCAGTGGGGCAACGTTGGTCCTTTTGACTGGATCAACCAGGGTGATAAAGATAAGTTTGGCTTCACCAACCCGGTGGGCAGTGGCTCGCTCGCGAATGGCACGTTCACGTTCGACCAGGTCGGAGGAAGCTCCAAGCCCGGAACGGGTAATCATAACCAGATTGTTGGTTTCTCCAGTGTGTGGGACCCGAGCTGCACGATCCCAGGCATGAGTGTTCCATTCCCGATCAGCGAGGTCCCGGATTCGGGTGTTTCGGACGCCGGTGCCTTCGTCATGGCGGAGACCGCTCTGAACCTCCACTGCTGGGGACAGAACCCAGTTGTCACCGCTAAGCTCCAACTTAACGGACAGGACCGTTTCAGTGAGCGTGAAGGAACGTACTTCGATTTGGTGCAACCGTACCAACACCACACACGCAACCCGGACACGGGCATCAACGTTTACTCGTTCGCCCTGCGCCCTGAGGAGCATCAGCCAAGTGGCACATGTAACATGTCAAGAATTGACAATGCTACCCTTCAGCTGGTACTTTCCACCAACGCCATCGGCGGTGACGCC